CCATCCCGAGAGCTACATCATGGGCATCTGCCTAGCTCGGGATCACAAGCACGGCGTCTTCATCGCGCTTGAACACCGGGGCAACGAGGACGCAGGCATCAAGCCGTTCAAGATGAAGGGCTACGACCCGCTCGCGATCAAAGGACTCCTGCGCAAACTCTTCGCTGCCTGCAACGTGGTCACGCACAACGGAAAATTCGACATCCGATTTATGACAGCGAAGTACGGTGTGTGGCCGAAGGTTCTCTACTTCGATACCAAGCTCTCCTGCTATCTGGTTGACGGGAAGGACGGCAACCACTCGCTCAAGTATCTCGGTCAGAGGTATCTCGGGTTCGGGAATTGGGATGAGGCGCTGAACACAGAGCTTCAGAAGTGGCCTTCGGCTACTCGCACGTTCGACAGGGTGCCGCTCAAGATCGTCGCGAAGTACGGAGCCATCGATGCGGTCGCGACCTACCGGCTCGTGCCCCACATTCAGCGGGAGAAGTTGGACGGCGATGATAAGGAGAAGACGCGGGCGCTGTCCGTTAAGCTGCTCGAAGGGCTCATCACGTTCAACGAGATGGAGATTCACGGGAACCGTGTAGACTCCGTTGAGTGGGATCGACTGAAGGACGACTACTTCCATCGTGCTCGGGCTCATCTCGATGTTGTTCGGAAGTCAGCAGCGGGCCGTGCCTGCGAGTCGATGATTGAGAAGGAGATCAACCTGAACAGCAGCGAGCACGTTAGGATTCTGGTGCATGGCTGCATGAAGGTGCCGAAGAACGAGGACTTCGTAACCGCAAAGACCGGGAAACCCTCGATGTCGGATGAGGCCCTGATCTGGATGATCGAGTGGGCTGAGAAGGCTAAGAAGAGTGGGCACGCTGCGCTCCTGAGAGAATTACGGCAGGCCAAGAAGGTTGCGAACCTGCGCTCGAAGTACCTGATGAGCCTCGATCAGTTCATCTATGATGGCGTGCTGCATCCTGATTATCACTTCCACGTTCAGCATACCGGGCGAAGCTCCACACGCAAGCCCTCGATCCACACGCTGCCCTACGACTCCGACATCCGCCGACTGTTCGTGACGCACTGGTACGATCAGGGCGGGCTCCTGCTCGACTGTGACTACAGCCAGCTTGAGCTTCGGGTGCTTGCGATGCTCTCATCCGATCCGATGCTCAGGGCGGTGTACGCGAAGGGTGAGGACATTCATGCGGTGGTCGCAGCGCAGATTTACGGCTGGTCGGTTAAGAAGATCAAGACTACGAGTCAGGGGAAGCAAAAAAGGCGCGTCACGAAGACCGTTGTGTTCGGTATCATCTACGGTCGAGGGGCTGAGGCCATTGCGAAGGCGACCGGCTTGACGAAGGGTGAGGCGCAACGTATCATTGACCGCCTCTTTGAGAGGTTTCCCGCCATAGAGAAATACATCGACCGACAGCACAAGTTCGTCCACCAGCACGAGTATGTTACGAGCCCGACAGGACGAATATTCCCGATGCCCCACATCAGCGGGGGCCATCAGGATATGGAAGCGAAGGCTGAGAGGCAGGCGCAGAACTATCCTATACAGGGCGGCGCGAGCGACATCACCTTCCTCTCGATTCTCGACACGCATCGGGCGCTTCGTGATATGCGTTCTATCCCTGTCGGATTCCTGCACGATGCTCAGATCGTTGACATCGCTCCGGGCGAACTCATCGAGGCGTGGGGCATCGTGATTCCGATGATGGAGAAACACGTTCTCACTAACAACCCGTTGCTGCTCGATTGGGTGAACGTGCCGCTCAGGGTCGGTGTCAACCTCGGGGCTCGGTGGGATGGTGGCATGAGCGCGAAGCTCGAAGACGATGGACGCACGTTCGTCTTCGAGGGTCCGGTGCCTTTCTTCAAGGAGCTACAGCGGCACATGAAGCCCTACGGCCCGCGCTGGCAGATCAAGCGCGATTGGATCGATGAGGATTGGGACCCGATGGCGATGTCAGCCCGGCAGGCGTACTCGGGAGAGACGGCAGGGAAGAGGCGAGTCGAAGTGGAGATGAGGATAGCGGCATGAGAGACACCAAGTACAAGATCGAGGATGGCCGGATCGTCAATCGGAAGACCGGCAACGCGATGAGACTCGGTGAGCCCGTCTTCATCATCCGGGCGCAGGATGTCTATTCGGTTCCCGCTCTCCGATTCTACTCGCTGCTCAGTCCCGACTCTCTGACTGTCCATGCGGCGATCAAAGAATTTCGTGAGTGGCAGGAAGAGAATCGGGACCTGCTGAAGATGCCGGATTGATGAAGAACGGGAGAATGCCCGACAGCACGCCATTGGGCAAGGCTCGACATCATGTTAAAGTGAAGTGTCGAACTCGCGAGGGTATCGAATGTCCGTGTTGTGGCACTTGGCTCAGGTATCACAAGAGAAAATTTAACGCGGGAATGGCCCGTATCCTCATCTGGCTCGTGCAGGAGTTCGAGCGGAATAACGGTCGGTGGATCAATGTGCCTGCGCAGGCTCCCCGTCATGTGTTGAGGTCGTTGGAAGTGAGTAAGCTCGAAATATGGGGTCTTGCGGAGAATTGTCGCAAAGGAAGAAACCGTGAACGAGGAATCTGGCGACCAACAGAGTTAGGGATTCACTTCGCTCATGGCTTGGAGATGATCCCATCTTACGTCCTGCTCTTCCAGAAGAAGCCTCGCGGTTTCAGTGATGAACAGATTTCCATTCGAGAAGCGTTGGGCGAGAAGTTCGATTACGATGAGTTGATGAGGGAGCATCCGAGACTGTGACCAAGTTCCTGACCAAAGACCTGCTGAAGTCAGCCAGCAGTGTGCTCTCATCCTTCGAGGACGTAGACGCTGCGGATCGAATGCTCATCCTGAAGATCGTGCGTGCGATCCCGATACCTATGAAGCTCGGTGACAGCGGACCCACGGGACTCATCTCAGAGACGACTGACCTTGACGCCGCTCTCGCTACGATGCATCTCAAGTATGCCTCGCGCTACGATGATATGTCGTCGCTGCTGGATGAGTCGAAGGCCAGTGTCGCGACCGAAGAGATCGAGGCCAGAGACAAAGTGAGTCGGTCCACACCGGAGCACATCATCAAGGCAAGGCTCTCCTTCAACCCGGAGTACATGAGACTCAAGGAAAGGGTGAACAGGCTCAAGCGGTTCACCGAGTTCCTAGATGCTCTCAAGTGGATGGCCGTGCGGCGAACGGAAGTAACGCAGGAAATCTACCGGAAGGAGATGTGATGGCCGGTGACAGAGAGATCGACCCGAAGAAGAGGTACGAGACGTGCATGGCCGAAGTGGATCGGCTGATGGGGGCGCAGGAAGTAGCCCGTGACGATTTCGTGAAGGCGTTGTACGAGGTAGGTGAGTCCATCGCGACCTGTCTCGCGATGATCTGTTTGTCACTCGACGTGGTTCGCGATGATCTGGAAGCGATCCGTATGGAAATCCCTGAATAGGAGATGAGAACGATGGCAGTCAGGAACAAATCAACCAAGAAGGGCGCGAAGAAAAAGAAGGGCAACAAGAAAGCGCCCGCCAAGAAGAAGACCTCGGCCAAGAAGAAGACTAAGGAAGAGGTCGCCAAGAAGAAGAAGACCACCGCGAAGAAGTCTGCGGTGAAGAAGCCGCCGAAGGGCGACAAGAAGAAAGGGAAGAAGGGGAAGGGAATGTCTGAGTCGAAGGCCAAGCGGAAGCTCGGCAAGCTCGACGCTCAGGCTGCGAAGGATTGGGTGGACAAGTATCAGTACAGCGACTTCCCCGACATCCCGTGGTACAACTTCGATGAGGGCACACACAAGATCAGGGTGCTCCCACCGTGGCGAGAGGACATCAAGAGTCCGGGCATCGCGGTCCACCGGCATTGGAGTATGCCTGATCCCGATGACCACTCGCGCTACACGAGTCTCGTGTGTCCCGAAAAGTCGTTCCCGCAGTCGGACATCGAGTGCCCGGTTTGCGAGAAGATCAGGCTGATCGAGGACAAAACCGGCATCGAGATCAAGCGCGAGCGTGCGGGGATGCGGGTCTATGCCAACATCGTCGTGCGTGCGAAGCGTGACCCACAGGGGCGCAAGCTGAAGTTCGAGGATGAGGACACGAAGGTTTGGGTCTGCGGGATGCCGACCTCGGTGTTCAATCAGGTGATGAAGCTATCGAAGGACCCGGACGTTGGTGACGTGACCGACATCGAGGAAGGCTTCGACCTCAACATCGAGCGCACTGGCAGCGGGCTCAACACTGAGTACGATGTACGGCTGGTTCCGAAGCCGAAGCCGTTGTTCCCGACTCAGGAAGAGATTGATGAGGCCATCGAGCAGATACTTGACCTCGATGAAATCTTCATAGAGCCGGATGAGGATTACCAGAAGCGGTTAGCGGACTCGGCTGAACTGTTGGAGCGTAAGTACATCGCTCCTGATGCAGAGCATGAGTACGAGGAAGACGATGATGAAGAAGAGGCCGAGGAAGACGACTCCGAAGATGAGGGAGAAGAGGAAGAAGAGGCGGACGACGAAGAAGAAGCTGAAGACGATGACGACGACGATGAAGAGGAAGTAGAAGATGACGATGACGAGGAAGGAGAAGAGGAAGAAGAGGATGAGGAAGAGGACGAGGGAGATGATGAGGACGACGATGAAGAAGAAGAAGAGGAAGAAGAGCACGAACCCTCGGAAGATGTAGAGACGCCCGACGAAGCCATCAAGGCACTCGGCCTGAAGGCTCTCAAGACTCAGGCGGCGAAGGATGCTGTCGAGGTTGGCGCTCCGAAGTGCTACGGCCAGTACCCGAAGGTCGCGAAGCCCTACCGCGAGGTCTGCGATGGCTGCGCCTATGAGTATCCTTGTGCCGAGGACTCCGGGCTCGAAGGGCCTTACGAGAACTGAGGTCGATCATGGAAGGTGTGAAGCACGTAAACGAACCCGAGAACCTGATCCCGTGGCCTGATCCTACGCCCGAGATGTTGGAGTCGCCTGAGTTCGAGGCGGTGTGGGGTGCGATCAAAACGTGGGACATCGAAGTGCCCGGTACATCGCCGCCCGGTTACTCCGGCGCTACCGGCAATCACGTCAGAGCGATCCTTGATGCGCTCGGAAAGGTAAACGATGGCCGGGAAGAAAGGGGCGAAGAAGACACGCCCTAAACCGGGTGACGTGCTCGGGAAGTTGATCGAGCAGACCAACAAGGAGTTGAAGCAGACGGTCCTGATGACAGGGACTCCGCTCGCTGAGATCAGGGGCTTCCTCTCGACCGGGAACACGTTGCTGGACCTGCTTTGTCATGGTGGCATCCCGATGGGCAGGTTCACGGAAATCTTTGGTGCGGAGTCAGGTGGGAAGACCACGCTGGTCGGACAGATCGTTTGCGAGATGCAGAAGATCGGTGGCATGGTCACGGTCCTCGATTCCGAGTCTAGCATGGACCCGGAGAGCTTGGCCCGCACAGGGGCCGATGTCTCCAAAATCGGCTGGCATGACTCTTATATCGTTGAGGATGGGTTCGAGGTCATTGCGCACCTGATAAAGCTGTACGGGCGCATTCCAGAGGCAGGAAGACCGCCTCTGTTGATCGTGTGGGATACGATAGCGGCCTCTCCGACCCGAAAGGAGTACGATGAGGCTGCGGGGCTGGCCGACAAGCCCCGTGTGCTCTCTGCTGGCTTCAGACGTATCACGAGGGACGTGGCTGATCTCGGGGTTGTCTTGCTTTTCATCAATCAGGTCCGCGAAAAGATTGGTGGGTGGGGTGACCCCGAGTTCGCTCCGGGCGGTCGTGCGGTTCGACATCATGCGAGCCTGCGATTGAAGGCGAATCCGGCTGCGAAGATTCGTCACGGTGAGCGTGAGATCGGCCAGCGCATTAACTTCAAGGTGCATAAGTGTAAGTACGGTGCGCCGGGTAAGAAGCTGCAACTGCCTCTGATCTACGATCACGGTTTCGATGAGGACCGCAGCTTGCTCTACTGGCTCATGGAGAAGGAGCGAGCGGGTCCGCTCTCGAAAGGCAAGTCGGGCGTGTATCAGTCAGGTGCGTGGATCAAGGTCGATCTCCCCGGTAAGAAGAAGGCCATGAGCTTCTACGATACGCAGATTGAGAAGGTGTTGGCGAAGGATGAAGAAGTGCGAGCATTTCTAAAACAGAGGGCAGGTGAACTATGGCTGGCCGACAGGAAACAGTAGGTTACGTGGATGCTGTCGATAACCTGATCGCGAGACGGATCGAGCGCGACAGGTTCGATGAGTTCATCCGGCGACTGCTGATGAAGGCGATGCAGCGTGGTCGCGAGGTCGAGCGTGAGATGAAGAAGGAAGGCGAGAAGCCGAAGCTCAACGTCGAGGTCATCGACCTCATGGAGACTAAGCACTCGATGGTCCTGTAGTGTCGGACGAAGGCCGTCTCGAAGATTGTGAGCGCCGCCAGACCGAAGCTGACGCTCGTATCGCTGAGGTCAAGGAAAAGATCGCGTGGCTCGAAAATCGGCTTGAAGAAGTCTCGGGCTTGCATCAGATCGTAACTGATCTGGTGGCGAACTTTGACAGGATGATCGCGACTCAGAACCGGATTCTTGATCGTGTATATGGACCGGATCGAACTTCCTAGAATCAGGAAGCAGTACCCGCCGATCCGACCCGAGGATTGGATCGCACCCGCTGGTGAAAGGGATAGTCTTATGCAAGAGACAACGGTAAAGAAGGAAGAGCTTCTGGCTCGGCTAAGGGAGAACCGATTGGAGCATCGCGAGAACTTCCTGCGCGGACTCGTGGGTTACAAGAAGCTCATGCTCGAAGAGATGGAGCGCAGGGTCGAGGAACTTCGTCAGGGTAGGATGGTGAGTCGGACCATCGGGTTCGAGGAACCGTGTGATTACACGAAGGAGTACGACCGGGTAATCGAGATGCTTGAGATGTCCGTTGATGATGAGATCACCATTACAGGAACGGAGTTCAGGCAGTTCGTGATGGACGATTGGAGTTGGAAAGAGCACTTCCTTGCGAACGTGACATCGTATCATGGCCTCGATGCGGAGTCTGAACTAGCGGCCATCGAGCAGGCGCGGATGGACGGTACGCTATGAAGCCGGTCATCTTCCCGCAGTGCAATTCAGTGTTTGCTGAAGAGCAGACCGAGTACCTGAACCTGCCAGCGTACCGCGAGACTGACAAGCAAGGGCTGGTCATTACTTGCTGGAAGATGACGTGGGGTGAGAGATGGCGTGCGCTGTTCGGCGGATGCATCTGGCTCAGGATGCTCACGTTCAATCAGCCGTTACAGCCGGTGAGCCTTGAGGTCGTGCCACCGTTCTTTGGTGATGATGAAGAAGCGACACCTGATAGTTGACGGGAGCAATCTGCTCCACCGAATCCTGCACGTCCCGACGATGCGCGAGCTTCGTGACAAGAAGGGGCGGTTCACGGGCGGAACGTATGGCGTCCTGAAGTCGGTGCGGATGACGTGCGAGCAGTTCGACATCAACGGTGCGTGCATAGTCGTGTGGGACACCGGCCACTCGCCTCGGCGGATCAGCCTGCTTCCAGAGTACAAGAAGACCCGGAAGGAGAAGAAGGTCGAGTCGATGGATGACGGCACGCTCTTCGACTATCAGTCTCAGTTCATCAAGCAGAGAGCGACAGCGAACGCCGGGCTCGGTTTGCTCGGGGTGAGGATCGCCCTGCTCCCCGACCGCGAAGCCGACGACATCATCGCGAAGCTCATCGGGATGTTGAAGAGCGAGATCATCATTGCGACCGAGGACAAGGACTTCTATCAACTCATTAGCGATAGGGTGAAGGTCTGGCGACCGATGCTTGGTAAGCTGATGGACAAGGAGACGTTCAGAGAGGACTACGAGTTCTCGCCCCGCCTCTGGACGTTCTACCGGGCGATGACAGGCGATGCATCGGACGGCATTGCTGGTGTTCATGGCGTAGGAGAGACAACGGCAAAGGCAGTTGTGCAGAAGATGGCGCGACCAGACTACGGCTCGCTGATGACCGCGATCTCCGTGCTCTCCGATAGCAACAAGCGTGTCGCGAAGCTGGTTGGGGAAGAGGAAGTGCTGCGGCGGAACTTAGAACTCATCGACCTCAAGCGCGAGCGATTCGATTGGACCGAGATGCGCCGACTGAACACGATGATCGTTGGCAGGACCGACCCGGACCTCGTAAAGTTCGCGGATTGGTCAGCAAAATTTGACTTGCAGTCGATACTGGACTATCTAGTTCAGTGGATCGAAACCTTTAGGAGACTAGGGGGAGTCGATGCATCCAGCATGGCGTGAAGATGAGGCCGATCAACTCGATATGTTCGTATCACGTTTCGACACCGGCAAGAAATACGAAGAGCCCGACGATGATGATGATGAGGATGAAGAGGACGACGACGAAGACCCTTATGCGGATTACGAGGAAGAGTTCGAGGACGACTGATGGACCTTGCGGAGATAGCGCAGTGGGCGTTCCTCATCCTGCTCTACATCAAGTTGCTTAGGATCGAGGTCAAAGAAAATGACGATGGACCCTCACGCGAGGACACAGAGCGCGTTCCATAAGATTCGCGCTGCGGAGAAGCTGCTTGAAGATGGTGAGGCGATGCTGGATGCCGATCCTGTGGCCGCTGTCCGCCGCTGCGCTCTAGGTTTGATGCTCGCCTTCGAGGGAATCGAGGGCGTGCTATTATCCGATATGCTCTCGGGTGAGGACAGGGACGCTATCGCGAAGAAGGTGAACGAGTTCTTCGCAGAGTTGAGGAACGAAATTACTGAAGCTCAGAAGAGAGAAGATCAAAGAGAGGCTGGCGGGACGGAGCAATGATTGGGCATAGCGCCGAAAATCAGGGCCAACCCAACGCCTAGCCGGGAATGTGGCCCCGGAATACGCCCGGTTTCTCGCCAGCCAAAAATTAGGAGCCCGCGACATGAGCCGTGCCTTAGCGTTCGGTGATATTCAGGTGTACCCGTATGCGGAGTGGTCGAAGCCGACCGGGACCGGGCGCACCGCACTGCTCGACCTGTGCGAGCAGACTTTCGAGTGGCTGCTGACTATCATCGAGGTCGAAGAAATTGATGTCGTGGTCTTCCTCGGTGACCTCTTCCAGCGCAACGATATTATCGACACTCCGTCCTTCGATCTCGCGTGCGAGTGGATGCAGAAAATTCGAGACGCGGCGAAGGATGGATTCGCTCTCGTAGGCAACCACGACATCTACTCGAAGAATGCGCAGGTGCATTCGATGCGCTGGTTAAAATCGGCGGGATGGAAGGTCATCGACAAACCGGCGAAAAAGCGCATTTTCCGTGATGCACCGATAGCCCTTATGATACCTTACGGTCCAGCCGAATCTGTGGCAAAGATCGTGAGCGCCAAAAGTTTGCCATCGCTGCTCTTCGGACACTTTGATGTACGCGAAGCGCCTTTGCGACCGGGCTTTCCAGACAAGCGCGGAGTTGACTTGTCGTCAGCATCGACGACCGCCTTCATCGGGCACTACCATCACCCCGATGTGCAGGTCGGTCAGCGCGGCGTTCGCGTGTTCGTGGGCGCTCCTTTCCATCGCAACTGGTCGGACGTGCCGACACCCATTCCTCGTGGTGCAACGATCCTAAATTTCGAGGATGGCGAACTCGATGATTTCGTTCACATCGAGAACCCGCACACGCCGCTCTTCGAGGTATTGGACGTGACGAAGGAGAAGAGAATCACAGCGACCGAGAGCATCGAGACGTTCGTGCGGAATCACGTTGCCCCGGAGCGGTGTTTCCTTCGGGTGTACGTGACTCAGGGCGACGAAGAAATGGCTCGGAGCTTGACCCAAAATTTCAGAAGTGCTAAGATAATTCCATCGCGCCACGGCGCAGTCTCCGGGGTTGCCCGCCACTCGATCCCCGTTGTTGAGTTGACCCCCGAGAAAATTCTGGCTCAACAGGTGCTAGGTGACAAGACCACGAAGCTCGCCAAGAAGAAATTGATCGGTACTGGCAAGCGAATTTTGGAATTGGAGCAGAGCGATGACTAGACTCGAAGAGAAAATCGACCGCAGGGCGATGGCAGCGGCGAAGAAGCTCCGTGACCCTGCCCGTATCGCTCCCCGGTGGCTGTGGCTGCTCGGGATGTTCATCAAGAGAGCGTGGTGGTGGGTCCAGAGAAAATTGCGGCTTGGTTGGCAGGGCCACGTCGAGCGCATTAGGCGTGGGATACCGGATGATCCACGGATGTCTCCCGAATCTCCGTGGCTCCGGCCTGACCATTACGCCTATGCTACGCCGGAAGAAGTGATGGCGCACAAGGAGCGGCAAGAGCACTTCAACAGCCTTCGATGCAAGGACGGGGATATGACCATCGGTCGGCTGGCGGGGAAGCTGCACGATGAAGGATAGTTGCTACCTTGTGTTCAGTGACAGCGGAATTTCCCGTATGTCGAAGCGGCGACCGCCTCTCAAGGCAGGCGACTATGCCGTGCTCATCAAGATCGACGTGCCAGATGAAGTTTTCGCCGCGTCGATCCCCGAGGCGACCCTGAAAATTCCGAAGGAGAATGTGGTGAGGCCACCTATCGAGATGGAAGTGGCCGAGCCATTCTTCGGGAAGAAGGGCGGCAAGAAAGTGAGAGCGACATGAAGGCATCGCGAGCAGCAGCACACGCGGCGGAACTGACACGCGGAATGAAGTTCGAGCGAATCGCTCGGGACCAGCACCATAGCCCATATCTCGATGGCGAGCCTCTGTTCATCATCCGGGGCCGCGACAATTTTGCTCTCGCCGTCCTGCGTCTGCTCAAGTCGGTCTACGACATCACCGACGATGAGTTAGCGGAATGGGCTGAGTGGAGAGCGGAGAACGAGCGGAACATGAGGGACCCCGGAACTACGCGAGGACAGCATGAATGAGAACGAGAGAAGGAAAGCGCAAGCGCCGAAAATTTTGGCTCGGCTCAGGAAGGAATTTCCTGACCACAAGTTCGAGTGGGATGTTGAAGGCGTGAAGGATGGCAGTGGATCAACGTCCTGTGACGTGCTCCGTCTCCTGATCGACGGTGAGCGCCTGACACCGGGCGAGCATCCTCACGAGGTCATCAGGAAGAAGAAGGATGAGTCGGAAGAGGACTTCCTGATGCGGGCTTACCTCGTGCGCGTGCGGCGGTTCTTCAAGAGAGCGAAGTGAGCGTTTTAGCTAGGCTGGCCGGGGTCTGGTTAGGCGGGGCAAGGTACGGTATGGCATGAGAATCCTCGGACTCAAGGCCCGAAATTTCCTGACGCTCGGAGACGCGAGTTTGAATTTCGATTCCGGTCTGACGCTCATCGAGGGCGTCAATCGAGACGAAGCCTATTCACTCTCGAATGGGGCCGGAAAGAGCAGTTTGATCGAAGCTCTGTATTGGGGATTGTATGGTCGCACAATCCGCGAAGGGCTCAAGGATGACGTGGTAAATTGGAAGAAGGGGAAGAACTGCCGCGTCGAAATTTTCGTGCAGGTAGACAGCGACCTCTTCACCATCACTCGCAGCCGGAAGCCGAACGGCTTGACCCTCAAGAAGAACAACGGCGACGACCTCACCGCGCACACGATCAAAGACACCGAGAGGCAGGTAGCCGACCTGCTGAAAATTCCGCCTGACCGATTTCTTCAGACGATCCTACTCGAAGGCGGAATGAAGGCGGCGTTCGCTCACCTGACCGACACCTATCGCAAGCAGTTCCTAGAGGAAATTCTCGGGCTCACCGTATGGGAGAAATTTCAGCGGGCCTCGATGCGCATGGCCCGTGCTGCGGCAGACGACATCGCAGAGCTTCGGGACTCCATCTCAGATGTGAAGCGGCGGATCGGTGAAGAGCATCGCCGGGTACTCGACTTCAAGGAGTCCTCGAACGGCTCGCTCGTGAAAGAGGCGAAGGAACAGCAGGCGAAAATTTCTGCTCGGCTGGCTGAGATCGAGGTCGAGATCGAGAAGCATCGGAAGACGGTGAAGGACCTAGAGCCTCGGGAGCTTGAGAAGGAGTTGGGACAGTGGACCGGACAACTCAGACAGAGGCAACAGCAGATCGCCGGGTTCAGAGATGAACTGGCGGTCGCGTCCAACAGGCTCGATGAATTTTCGCTACTACTGGAAGAGGGAACGTGCCCAACGTGTGAGCAAGAGGTCGCACAGGCCGATTTTGGGCCAAAAATTGTGCGCCTCAAGCTCGATGTCAGGTCCCTTGAGGATAAGATCGGCGGTGCTGAGGCCGGGTTGCAGACCGAACAGCAGGAGTACGATAGGATCGACAAGCTGATCCACGAAGCGAATGAGGGGATCGCTGTCGCTCGGTCACAACTCACTTCACTTCAACGCGAGCGCGATGTGCAGCAGGATCGCCAGCAGGAGATCATCGACAACCTGTCGCGGGTGACGAAGGCACGCGAGGGTGCGAAGCAGATGCTCAAGGAGCGCACCGATGAACTGAAGGGCCATCTCGATGGCTACAACCGCGACCTTGCGGCAGCGCGAGAGGGCATCGAGTACATCGAATATTGGCGGAAGGTTGCCCCGGAAATTCGGGCCGGGATGATGCGCTCGATCCTCGACTACCTGAACGACAGGCTGGAAGTCTACTCGCAGATCGTGAGTGACCGCGATGAGGTCGTGCAGCTTGTGCTCGATGGCAACCGCATCGTGATCGAGACGCAGGTGGGTGGTGAGACTCGCAAGCACTCGATGCGTAGCTCGGGTGAGCGCAGGCGAACGGACCTCTCCATCCAGTTTTCGTTGAATGATTTAGCTGTGAGCACAGGCGGTGAGGTCCCGCCAATCCTCATCGTTGACGAAGTGCTCGATCCTCTCGACCCGGTGAGCGCGAGACGCACGCTCGAACTGCTCGACAAGCGGGCGCAGGACGAAGGGCTCTGTGTGATGGTGACGACTCACAACCCGGATACGAAGAGCGGATTGCCCTTGAACGCCGGGCTCATCACGGTCGAGAAGCAAGGCGGCACTGCCCGGCTGGTCTGATCTGGACCCTGCGTTACATGGTTCAGGGAAAGGAGAGGACGATGGATCAGTGGCTCGAAAAGCTCGATTGGCTGCGAGAAGTCGCGGGCCTCTACAGCATCAACTTCAGGAACGCAGGCATCGGATTCACGTTCTGCGATCCTGTGTACTTTGAAGAGAAGGTGGGGCGACCGTTAATCGATGCGGACTTCACCAAGCTCGCAAAGAGGGTCATCAGGGGGGAGAAAATCGAGGTCCCGCTTCCGCAGGACGGGTGGAAGAAGGCTCTGGTCACTTGGGATTACTTCGATGACTTCATCACAGCCATCGAGGCTGAGGTTGCCCGCTACCAAGAGCGGTTGGGAGTGAAGTTCAGCGAGTGGGACTGCGGCATCGAATGAGAGAGCCGACCACGAAGAACAAAGCGTTCCTCGGAGCGTACAGGAAAGGCGTCGAGGCGGGCAAAGCGGGCGAGCCAAAGGACGCGAACCCGTATCCCGATTGGCGCACACTCCGAGGTAGCATCACGTTCAGTCGAGCGTTCTTACGATACTGGAATGACGGTTGGGAACATGGAAATGCGAACAGAAAAAAGGGGTGACTGCTTCGAGGCGGCGGCTGTCTACATCCTCGATCAGACGATGTTCCGTAAGGATGAGCCCGACAGGCTCGTGCTAGTCCACGCGGAAGTTCGAGGACAGGCCGAGCTTGAAGGCAAGACGTTTGCTCATGCGTGGGTCGAGAACATGGACACCGGCTTCGCAATAGATGTGAGCAACGGTCGCTCCGTCTTCATCCCGATCTCGCAGTACCGTGCGACCTCGGGAGTCGATGAGATCGGCAACGAGCACAGGTACGAGGTCGCTGAGATGAGAGCGAAGCTGGTGGCACATTGGGGGCCGTGGGATTTGGAGTGCGAGCTATGAGTGACAGCAGAGCGGTCATCTATAGCTATATCGGATATTCGATCTACCTCGTTGAGAAGGAGACGCCTCAGCGACTCTACGGTAAAGTGGTGCGCGATGAAGACCGATGGTGGAATCCTACTTGGATTCCGAAGGAGCGGGTTATAGCGGACATCACAGGCTCGACCGAAGAGCAGGTGGTGATCGCGGCTCAGATGCTCATTGATAAGTTGACCGAGATCAAGGAACGATTCGATGAGAGAGAGTCGGAACTTCGCAGGCAGGAAAACGCGGAGACAGCGAAGGTACTAGAGGGTTACGAACCATGCACGTCTTCAGAATAGACCTGACGGATAAGGAACTCGCGTTCCTGCTGGACGCGCAAATTTTGACGGCGTACTTGCTGATGAACGAGGACCCGTACTTCGCCGTCAAAGATGCTGTGCCGGAAGAGATACTAGAGGGTGTGAGGAACACATTCGGTAACCTCACCCCCGAAGAGTTCGTGGCGCTGCGAGAGAAATTCTTGGCCTACGGACGAGTGATGGAAAAGCATGAGCGAGAAGGTGACGGACAGTCTACCTAACTGCGAGCGATGCGGCCAGCAGCATGAGCATGAGGGCGAAGAGTATCAGTGCTCGGTCTGCGGCAGGCGTCTCTGCTTTGCTCAGGTGGCGTACCTTCAGATGGATAAGATGGACCCAAAGTCAGTGGGTTTCTATCACGAGGTCTTCGTGAAGCGGGATAAGGGATACCTCTCTACGAAGGGCGAGCAAGTCACGATGGAAGGCTCATGGTGTGGGCTATGCGAAAGGATCGAGTCGGGCGGGTCTGAGGTCGAGGCTGCGTTAGATAAGATAGACCCGCCGTCTGACACTGACAGGAGTGAAACGTGAAGAGCCCAATGCTATGCGAGAAGTATGAGCCGGGCACGATCAGTTGGGGGAACGGAGAGCGCCGGATCGTGGACCCGAAAATTGATGGGATGCGAGCCATCTTCATCAACGAGGATGGAGAGTGGCGCGTCTGTTCGAGGACCGGCAAGCCGGTCTACAACGTCGAGCACATCATAGCCGAGCTTCAGCAGAATGAGTTGCTTCGTGATGTCGTCCTCGACGGTGAGCTTTGGGCCGGGAGTCTCAACGCTACGGTGAGTGTGTGTCGGACAGAGGATCGGCGCAAGGATGCGCAGAAGGTCTACTACCTCGCGTTCGACATCATCGACCTGTGCGAGTGGGACACCGGAGATTTCGTGACGATCCAGACCAAGAGGAAGGACCGTCTGTGGAGCGTCCTCAAGGACGGCAGTAACAAAGTCATCCCGGTGAGAGGATGGGAAGCAGCCAGCGAGTCAGAGGTCGATGAGTTGTACGCGGACTCGGTTGGCTCAGGGTTCGAGGGCATCATCGTGAAGCGACCCGACGATACGTACCGGCGTGGTCGCACGACTAGCTGGTTGAAGCTCAAGCCGCTCGTGACCGATGAGTTTCAGATCGTCGGCTTCGAGGAAGGCGAGAACAGGTTGGAAGGTTCGCTCGGCGCTATCAGGGTGGACAGCGGCGACAACCTAGAGAGCAAGGTCGGCACCGGGCTCAAGGACCGGGAGCGCGATTGGATTTGGGCGAATCAGGACAGCTTGCTAGGCAAGTGGGTCGAGATCGCCTATCAAGGTCGTGGTGCGAATGGACGGCTGCGTGAGCCCCGCTTCCGTGGGCTGCGTGAGAGTCAGGGCGGTGAGTACATCAAGGCGGGACGATGATCGGATTCATCAGAGCGTTGCGGGATGCCTACAAGACGAAAGGGAGCTTGGGCAGCGATCCAACTGAGAACATACGGCGGTTGGATGCAGCGCAGAAGCGAGTGGACAAAGGGTTCACTCGGGTAGTGATCGAGGTTATTGCGGTGATCGTGGCTGCTCAGGTCGCGTCGATCATCGCCTCGATTCTTTAGCGATGGGTCAGGGGTGGGGCTCGGCGGCTCCACCCCACAACAAGAGAGAGTAAGATGGCTAAGAAGAGAACAGAGAAAAAGGCAGCGAAGCGGACGAAGGCGCTCCGCTCCGAGGTCATACACATCACCGTGGCGAAGGCTAAGAAGTGGCTCGAAAAGCAGCCGCCGAAAGTCAACGGCGTCGAGGCTCACAATCGTCACATCTCTGCGAGCGTGGTCACCCGCTACGGTCGCGACATGAAGAACCTTCAGTGGGAAATCAACGGCGAGTCGATCAAGTTCGATGAGGATGGCTACCTGCTCGACGGTCAGCACAGACTGATGGCCTGCGTCGAGGCGAGGGCTCCATTCGATTCACTGGTACAGTGGAACGTGCCTCGCGATACCTTCGACACCATCGACATCGGCTACACCCGGACCTCGGGTCAGATTTTCGGGATGCAGGGCATTCCATCTGGCAACGTGGTCGGCGCTGTATGCCGCCTCATCTTCAAGCATCAGGCGACGAAAGGGAACCTGCCTGCCGGGACGCACATCAACCCGACAGTGCGTGAGCAGGAAGCGGTCTTTGCGAGGCACCCCGATGTCGTGGACTCGGTGCGTGCGGTGGCGAAGTGCCGTCATATCCTGAGTGCGACACGGGCGGCGTTCCTGCACTGGCTGTTCTCTCGTAAGGACAGGGACATGGCTGACCTGTTCTTCGACGCGATAGTGACAGGCTCTTCACTCGGCGCTCGTGATCCGATCCTGCATCTCAGGAACCGGCTGCTCGAAGCGAAGATCACGAAGGGCCGGATGGACATCAACTACCTCTTCGCCATCGC